TGAATTGATAGAACTCACCTTAATTGAACCTGAAATTACCGTTTGCCGTGAGGCGGATCGACGAGAGTGTTACCAACCTGACCGTAGGCTTCGAGACCTTGATCTGAATCGTCTTGTAGAGGGCTACGTTGCAGGTCGGGATGACATGGATGATGCTGGTTCCGGCGGCAAGGATCGTAATGCGTCCGTCGGGAGTTACCGATACGGCCTTATCGTCGCCGAGGAACAATACATTCGGCTTGACGCTGGCCGGAGTGAGTGTGGCGCGGATGAAATTCTCCGCCATATTGCCGACCAGCAGGCGCGAGGGGTATTCTACCGTCATTGCAGTCGGCACAAGATTCAGCGGTTCCAATTCCGCAGCGGCGGCGATCACCTCCTCGCAATCCTCTTTCGCCTCAATCGCGGCGGCGGTGGCATTGCTGGCGTTCGTGGTTGCGGTATTGGCGGCGGTCGTAGCTTCTTGTGCTTTTTGTGCGGCATTGATGGCCGATTGGGCACTCTTCGATGCTGCATCGGTGACATCGGTGGCATCTTTTGTCGCCGCTTTCATCCCCTCGACGACCGACTGGATATATTCGAGCGACACCTTGACGCTCTTGTTGAATATATCGACACCGATAGTCCACAGCCCTTTGAATGAGGTGCATTCGGGGAGTTCCGATATTTTCTTCTTTATCATATCCTTGTAGAGTTAAATTCTAAATACAATGAGGCCCTCTTCCGGCTCGGTTATCACTACCTCCTTATCCTCGGTCGCCAATACGCAGTAATTACCGTCGGGCCGCGAATCGGGAAAGGTCAGGGTTACGGTGAACTCGCACCACACCCGCCCGTTGCGGCGAATATCGAACCGCGTTACCGCATTGCTCTTGTAGTAGCAATTATACTCCTCCAAAGAGTTGTCGTTGTATAATTTGCGCAGTTCGGGTTTCAGCAGGGCGGTGAAAAGCGCATACCAGCGTTCCCAAAATTGAGCGATGTTATCGGCATAGATAAAGAGCTTTATCGCAACGTCTTTCGCCTTGTAGAAAACCGATTCTCCGTCATAGCTTACTCCGGGCCGATTGGTTACATCGACTTTCAGATTCTCGCGGACATTCGGGGCTTTCTGAATATTCCGATCCGTGCCGTCGAGGACATAGACCCCGAAGTGGGAAAAATCGACATCATCCATCTCGTACCCGTTCTGCTTGAAGCCCGCCGGTGCTGTTGCATAGGGAGCCTGATTCAGCAGCGTATTGTACTCGTTCAGGCTCTCGATGTCCGTCTCGTCGGTCGGATAGACGGGCGGGAAGTCATCGGCGAAATTCAGCGTGATTTTTCCGAGCTGGATTTTGGCGGACAATGCGGGATTGGTCAGAAGCCGCAGTTTGTAGGACTTGCCGAGTTCGGCGAAGTCGAAGATATGATACGATCCATCGGAAAGTACCTCGAATAAATCGCTCGCGCTCAAAATATCGGTAATGCAAAACGGAATCGAAAATGTTTTGCTATCAAGGAGGGGGGCGGATAGATCGACCTCTTCGCCGTCATATTCGGGCCATTCGGTGCTGCTCAATTTCTTGAATGACGGCATCTGTACGAGTGCCTTGTACCCGTACTGCTCGACAAATATGCCGTATTCGCTGAACGCATCCAGCCCGTCTATGAACAGCTTGCCTACCATAAGATTTTCGCGTTGTCCTGAACGATGTAATTCACCTCGGAATCCTTATCTTTTTCGACCTTGACGACCGCATACCCCGATGCGATGACGGAGGCATTCGCCCCGCACATTAGAAATAGCCGATTTCCGGCCGTTTGGCTGTATTTCAGTTCTGCGGTGGTGTCTCCTATCAAAAAGATTTTTCGGGCCTCTGAAAGCGAAATTTTGCCGCAGTCGATATACACGCCGAAACGCTCCGGATGATATTTCTTGAAACGACGAAAAGTGGCGAGGTTGGGGAAATTGTAGGTTGTCATAAATTCGACCCCTCGCGGGGAGAACATCATCCCGATCAGCTCCTCCAATGTCTCATTGCCCTTGAACATATCGCAGGCTCCGAGTTTCTCCGCCATTTCATATCGCCCGTTATTGGTGCATTGAGCTTGCGCGGCATCTTTGGCCGCTTTCCATTCACCCTGTATTTTCTTGATAAGTGCTTGCATTAGCTTCGGAGTTTTAATCCTTTCCGGTCGATCTCATCGACCATGTTTTTAACATCTTTGATACTTTTATCGACCTTGTCGAGCTTGTCGTTGGTCTCGGAGGTATTCTTCTCGATTCCGGTCAGTTTGTCGAGTACGGCATTGCCCGTGCGGTTCAGATCGTTCATGCCCTGTACGAGGGTATAGGTATGCCCCTGAATGGTCGTCAGGCGGGCATTTCTCTCGAAAGCACTATCTTGCGACTCTGATGTGATACCCTTACTCGTTCCCTCGCGCTCGGCATCTCCCGTAAAATAATTTTTGAGACTATCGGACAGACCTTGATAGATCGCGTTGAACTCTTCTCCGACCTGATTGAGTTCTCCGGCAAATCCATTCATCGAACCGATCACGGCGTCGATGCCTTTGAATGTGCCGTCATTTCCGAACCATTCTTTTTTGTATCTGTCGAAAATGCCTCCGATGCGTTCTTCCAAATATTTCTGTACGAGCATCCTTTGCAGGACATCGGCGACAATATCATTGACCTTTTTGCGCCATGCCTCCATCGCATCCTCTCCCTGCTTGGCCGCTTCGAAGAAAGCATCTCCGAGTTCCGAGGCAAGGTCGGCGGCGGTGTAGCCGATGATGTTTTCCAGCATCTCGTTGATGATGGTAGCCATCTCTTCGGCGATCTCCTGAATCTGTCGCTGCCACTCCTCGATCTTGCCATGGTCGGTTTTTTTCTTGCTCTGCTCCTCATTGATCTGTTTCTGAATGAGTATCTGCTGCTCGGCAAGATTTTCGAGCTGTTTCCGGCTTTCGTCGTATTTCTTCCCTCCGAGGGCTTTGTCGGCGGTGTAGGCTACCTTTGCATACGCATCGGCGATCTTCTCGACGGATTTCTCATATACCTCGCTGTCGTAGCGCATCCGGGCGAACATCCGCGTCCATGCGTTGCCGTACTGCTGCGATGTGAGGTGCAGGCGCAATACCTCCTGCGTCGTTTCGGCATAGATGTCTCTCAATTTCTTTACGGCATCCCCGACGTTATTCTGTAACCGGACGGCATCGGCATTGTCGAGTTCCCATTGCAGTTGGTCGATGCGGCGTTGTAGATTCTCGATCTCTTTTTGTTTCTCATCATCGTCGTTGAAGAGGTTGGCGATAGCCGTAGCGATCTGCAAAGCCGCCGAAATGACGGCGAGGATGACCGATGCTTTTTCTACGGTCGAGATCGACGTTGCTGCGGCCTGTGCTGTCGATTGCATGGCGGCTCCCGATGCCTCGGCTGTCGTCGCCATAGCTTCGGAAACACTCTTGCCTGTGTCTCCGATTGCGTCAATGACGGTCGCCGTAGCATCCAATACCGCGTCAATAGTATCGAGGGCTTTCCCGATGCCCATTGCAACATCATCCGAGAATACGGATGCGAGATTCTGTGCTTTGCCACCGACATCCGAAACGATACCTCCGACATTACGGAGCTGGGTCGCAAAACTTTTGTATGAGTTGGTGATGCTATTCCGGGCGTTCAATGCCTGCTGTTCGGCTTGCATTGAATGCGTAGTTGCGTCTGCAAGATTTTTCTTTGCCAGCGATAATCTTTCTTCGGATTTCGCATATTCTTCGCTTTCGGCCGATAGCTCTCCTCTGTTTATTTGTCCGCGGAGGGCCTGCTCTTCGGCAAGGGCGGCATTGTATTCCTGCTGTGCCGTTGTGAGAGCTTCTTGCGCCGTATGCCATTCTTGCAATGCGGTAGTGAACTCCGTTTTGGCGTCGCCGATGTCTTGGATTGACTTATGGAGCGCGACAAAAGGATTTCGGGAGGCGATTTCATTTTCCATTTTTGAAATAGCTTCCTGAATGTCTTTTATCTCAATAAATTTCATAGAGCCTTTATTGCTCTCGAAGTAGGCTTTGACCTTGTCGAGTGCATACTGCAACGATGAAATAGACTGTTCTCCTAAATTCCCGAAAACACCATCCCAGTTGATCGAATCTTTCAGATTCTCGAATTTCGCATCTTTAATCGCATTTTCCAGCTCTTTACGCAGGGACAATTTTGCTCCCTCGGTGGTTGCATCGGTTATTTTGCGATTATATTCTTCGGTCAGGGCAAGTACCTTTTCTTGGAAAGACCCGTACTGAATGAGGTAGTTGTTCATAGCCTCTGCTTTGGCATCGGCATCCTCTTTCAATGCTTTGGCAGTCGCTTTCTTTTGATTCTCTGCATTTTGCTGTCGAGCTTTATTTAATGCGTCGAATTGTTCGGTCGTCAATCCGTTTTCATTGACCGAAATTCCCGCCTCCTTATTTTCGCGTTTCCAATCCGTCTCCTGTTTGTCGAGTTTATTTTTCTGTGTAGTATATTCGAGGTCGATCATAGCGAGTTTTTTAGCCAAACCCTCTTTCATCGCCTCAATTTCGGCAGCTTTGGTTTCCTCCTCGATTTTAACGAGTTCTTCGCCGAGCTTCCGTGCTTTATCTGCCCGCCGTTCCGCTTCTTTTGCGTCTTTCTCGGCCTGTTTGTCCTGCTTTTGAGCATCCTTGTCCGAGGCGGGTTTTGTCGCATCATAAGCTTTTTTTGCCGCATCGAGAGCTTCTTTCAGTTCTTTCGCCTTACGTTCGTATTCTTCGTGCGTGAGCTGGTTGCCCGTTTCATTGAGAAAGTCGTTGTATTCTTTCAGTGCTTTTTCATAGGCCGATTTTGCCGCTGCACCCCATTCTGCACTCGAATCGGTCGGCAGATTCCGTTTGTTCTGCTCTGCGCGTAGCTTGTTGAGCTGATATTGCAGTTCATCGCGGGAGAATGAACCCGTTAAAGCGGCATTCCCCTGCGTGATTTTTCCGTATTTTGCCTCTTGGAACTGCATTTGGGCAAGCAGGGTTTCCCGCTGCTTGATCTGCTTTTCGATGGTTTCATTGCTAACCCCCGTCAGATTCTCGAAATAGGCATTTACGTCGTTTTTGCGTATCTGTTCCGAAAGAGCCTTGCGTTTGTTGTAAAGATTCTGTAATTCGGCTTCTTCGTCGCGCGAACGAGCGGATTTAAGGACATTTCGAGCACGATGCTGACCATAGCTATCTTGGTAGTATTGCGTCGCCCATTTCGTTTTTCCCTCCAACTCCTTTATTCTTGCCTCTACATCTTTCAGCTCTGTTTTCGGATTGGTGATGGATTCCTGCGCTTCAAGCTGGGCTATCTCCTCCTTGATTTGCTTGATATTTTTCAGCTTCTCATACTCGGTGTCGTATTTGGCGAAAATATCGGGGTATTTCATTTCGAGTTTGTTCAGGGCCTCCCTACGGGTGTCGGTAGCGACAGCCTCATTAGAGGCGATAGAACATAACTCCTCGATTTTACGCTTGTGTTCATCCTCTGCCTCGATGGTTTTCTGCTTTTGGGCTTGATACTCTTCTTCTGCTTCTTTCATCCGTTCGGTTTCGGTTTTCATGGAAAGAAGCGCCGCAGTAACACCAGCCAGCAGAGTAGCGATGAGGACATAGGGATTTGCAAGCATCGTTGCGTTGAGCAGCTTTTGAGCTTTCTCTACAACTACGAGCCATCCGTAGTGTATCGCTTCGGCTGCGGTCAATGTACCGACGCCCATTGCTTGCAAGCCTTGTGCGGCCGCGACAGCCATGCAAGCTGTTCGGTAAACGCCATAAGTTGCAACCAGCCCCATAAGGACGCGGCCGACCTGCTCATAGTTTTCGATGAGCGAAGAAACTACATCCAGCGAATCATTGATAACGCCCTCGGATTGGTTGCCAATTGTATTGAACATCGACGAGAGGGCATCTTGGATATTTGAAATTTGCCCTGTAATAGTCTTGGATTGCTCCTCCATGAGGTTGTAGAACATTCCGCCCTCGTTCGTGAGGTTCTGAATGACCTTTTGCACCTCCGGGAATCCGACTTTCCCCTCTTCGACTAATTCCCGAACCTTATTTTCTGCGACGCCGAGAATCTGCGCGAGTTCTCGAATCATGGGAATACCTCTGCCGGTAAACTGATTGAGGTCTTGCGTGTAGAGCCGCCCCTGCGTCATGGTCGTTCCATAGAGATATACGATGTCGCCGAGAGGCTGGGAAAGTCCTGCGGCGATGTTGCCGAGGCGGATCAGGTCGTCATTTATATTTTCGACATTTTCGCCGTATGCGAGAAGCCGTCGTGCTCCATCAGCAATACCTTGCAGGTCGAAAGGGGTTTTCGCTGCGGTATCTACGAGTTGATCCATCAACTGAACGGCTTTCTCTTCGCTTCCGAGCATGGTCTCGAATGCGACTTCGAGCTGTTGAAACTCGCCTCGGATATTGATGATTTGGCGGATAAGAGATTGAGCGGTAAAAGCCATGCCGATACTTGCGGCGGTTTTCGCCACATTCCCCAAAGTGCCATCCAAAACATTGCCTGCATTGGTAACATCTTCAAGGGTCGATTTTGCCGTAATGCCTGATCTGCTTACAGCTTTGCCGATACCGTCTATTTTAGCGCCGAGCTTGCCCTCCATCGTAGCGATTTTCGCTTCAATTTGAGAGATGCCGGTTTCCAATCCGCGTAAATCTACGGATGTGCCGAAACTCAATGCGCCGTCATCATTTTTCATATCCTTACAACCTCTTCGTCATCTGTAAAATCTGTGAAATTTTCAGGGTTATTCGCATCCTTGCTGTCATCATAAAGCGGTCTGCTGTTTTCGGCCATATCACCGGGCATCGGCATTGCTCGACTATACATGATGGCATTTACATAGCTGATCTCATATAAGGCGTATTTTTCTGTTACTCCGAGTGTTTTAGCTATTCCGAGGACGGTTGCCCAAATGCTGTCGTTCAGTCTTTTACCACTTCCTTGGTGGGTTTGAGGATATTTGCCTCTGACAGGGAAGTGGTAATGGCGAAAAAACTGCCTATCTCCATATCTTGAAGTCGTTGAACTACGACATTAAACAAGGTAGTCGGGCTGACGTTCTCCAATATGATTTTTGCGAGTTCTGCCTTTTTATCGACCTTGATTGTGGTCTCGGTCTTACGCCGGATCAGGCCGAACAAATAGCGTTTCTCCTGTACGATGGTGCGATATTCGATGAGGTTTTTCGCGCCGAGAATAAGTACGGCGGCAATATCGCCGATAGGTCGATAATATCGGGCATAATGCAATACCGAGGTTACGATCTCTTCGGCCGGAACCTTTTTTACAACGGGGAGAGTTGCTACGATCTCCGAGATGAGAATCAGGGTCGCAGTAGATGGAGGGGCTATTTCGTATGTAACCCCTTCGATGTCGATGTTGTCGATGCTTTTTTCAAGAATCGCCGATGCGACGCTATTTTCGATAGTATTCTGTTGTTCCATATCCCGATAAAATTGCAGAGGGTGGAGGATTCGAACCTCCGAAGCCTTACGGCTTGCCTCGTTAGCGGTGAGGTGCATTCAGCCACTCTGCCAACCCTCCTGTTTGCGGTTTCTCCTGCCAACCGCAAAGGGTGTCTCTCCACTCGTCAGCATCTTACGATGCTATTTAGGGTTTGGGGGCGGCCCAATCTTCGGCCTTGACCCGGAACTTCTTGTAAAGCTCCCCATCGGAGCAGGCGAGAATCTTGAATGTGAGATCGACATACGATCCCTCCTCCTCGGAGCTGCCCGGACGGAACGATACGTGTGTGCGCCGGGCCTTGATGCCGATAGCACCGATGTTCTTGGGCGTGAGCTTCACGGAGAAATCGTCCGATACGACGTTGGTTTTCACGGTCAGCTCGTTGCTGTCCTCCGAAACGACCGCTCCGGTAAACATCTTTTCCGTATCGAAACCCATCTCCTTGACGCGGGTTGTCAGGGTTACGACCGGCTCGCCCTCCTCCTCGGCGACCACGATTCCGCCTGTCGCCGTTGCGGTCAGGGTTTCGCCGTCCTCCGTGGCAAGCGTCGTCGATTTGTCGTTGATAGTACCGATGTCGGTCAGGGAGGCTGCCATAGCTTCGTCGTCGCCGGTTTTACCGACCTCGATCTTGCACTTCGACCACGACATGATGATCTTCTTTCCCATAGTTTTATTCTGTTATGCGGTTGAACTTAATTCTTGCGTAAATGAAGTGTTGCTCTATATCCTCGTTGCGCATCGTGGTCGGTGTCGCATCGGTCGAGAGCCAATACTCCGTACCTCCTGCGGTTTCTACGAATGAGAGAATCAACTCCTGCAATTCGCCGATACGTTTCCTATCCGGAACCATTCGTCCGTCGGTGTAGGGTATATCGGGGACATAGAGGTTGAAGATCACCACGCCCGTTTGTACTTGTTCATCAAGTCCTGCGAGGAACTTGACGATCAAATCCTCCGTTGTGGCGTCGGTCGGGCGCATTTCGGGTCGGTAAACCTTTCCTCTGATGGCCTTTCCGAGGTCGCTATTCTTGACGAAAGAATAGAAATCCCGCTCAATCTGCGTCTCCGTTTTTATCATCTCTCTATTCGATTAAATCGTTGAGTAGTTTCTTGGCAAGGGATTCGGCTTTCAACTCGGCTGATGTGAGTACATCCTTATGGTGGACTGCTTCGACGTATGCGGCGTATTTCATGCCTGCGCAGACGATCAGCACCACACCCCACGGAAATTTTGCTTGCAGTTTTTGGAGCAACGCTTCGGCAGCGGGCGGGCCTGCTTCTCCATGCCCGTTCTTGCCGTTGTATTGCTTCGAGGCTCCCGTCACGACGGGTTTCCCGTCCACAAGCACCACATAGCCTATTGATGACCTCAAATTGCCGGTAATATCGTTGTAGCTGCCACTCTCGCGGGCGATTCGTATGCACTCCTCCCCGATGAAAGAGAGTTGCTTCACGAGCAGGGCGACGATGTCTTTCATCTTGGCCTGCAATCCGGCTTTCAGCTTGCGCATATCCGTTTTGCTGACGATGACGCCCTTATATTTGCCGTGAGTAGTAACGACTTTCGCCATATCACACTACGATTTGAGTTCTGCCTACGGTGGTGAGAGGTTCCGCATTCATCACGCGGTATTCTCCGAGATTTTCGCCCATCCTTTCGAGTTTCACCCGATTGTAGGGGAAAGGGATGCACTCAACGAGGATCGTAAACGAAGCCTGCCGAAATTCGCCGTCTTCGTAACGCCCTTTGCGGTTATCGCTGTTGGTCTTGATCGAACAGGGCAAAGGATCGCTCCAATCGGAACGGGCCTCTATCGGTTCGCCCCATTCGTCGATACCTCCCTCGGTGAGTATCTCGTAGCGTAATGTGCCGTTGTACCTCATATCACCATAGATGCGTGCCGTCCTCGATCACGCGCATATAGTCGGAAAGAACCTCATCCGCATCGAGGCCATAATGTCCGCACCAAATCGAAAGGCTCTGTTTGAGGGCTTCTTCGCTCATTACGGAGGTCGATACGCCGTTTTCGGAGCGGCTGTTTTCGACATATCCGATGACAAGGCGGGCGGCAACCCGAAAGATCAT